CCACTGAGCAATACGAGTATACTTACTAAGGCCAATAAGTTTGTTGGCAGCAATGATACCAATATAAGCCACCCCAGATACAGGCTGGTGATGATGACTACACATACTACGCAATTCACTTCTAACAACCAACATGCCTTCATATCTATCCTTGCTATCGTTAGGGAACGCTGTTGCATCTGGGGCTGATTCATATCTGCCTGCCATAATTTCGTTGTAGTACATTTTAGCAAGTCGCCTTGCTGTGCCATGACTGTTAGGATCGTATGCACGATCAATCAACAAGGTGTCCAATACTGTTTCAAACGCCTCGGTGGCTTCATCAATGAGTTTTTTCTTCTCTTCTTTGCTAATGTATTCGCTAATGTTGTCGCCAGCCCAAAAGCGTTTCTTACCAGCAACCATACGTTCGCGAATCACCTGATGAAGCGGCCGGCCGTTGTCTGGGTTGACAGCGGCATCTTCATAACCAGGATGGTATGGTGCTTCTACTACCATTTGATCTGCTTTAAGTTTATCAAATGTTACTTGACTATTTTTGTTTTTGTGTTTCATTATTTCTCCGAGTTAAAGCCGAGGATGGCTAGTCTTACTGCTATTATAAGGGTTATTTAGGTCGTTGTCAACGTACTATTGTGATATTTCTACAATCTGGATAAACAACTTTTTGACTTGCTGGTTTAATGCCAGGCAATAACTGTGAGCCACGTTCACAGTCGTCCAGGGTAGGACAGTAATGAAAACCATGTCCAAACGCCAGTTGATCCTGCCAAGGCTCCACACGCAGATTTCTACCATCACTACGCCAAGCACTTAAGGTATGATATGTAGCTTCATCGTCCAAAAGAACAGCACCTACCTTGCCCAGCGACATGGGTTTACTGTATCCAAAACTTAGACACTGCATTTGTCCTGGGCGGTACATGTTACGTTCTAATCTGCGAGCCGAGTCCCAGATGCGTGTGCCGTGAAACTGATACTCACCACACCATTCTTCACTGGTTAACACATAGTTAATTTGTAAGTGATGCATGAGCATGGGCACTGACAAATATGTAAATGCTGTAAATGCTAGGAACTGTGGACGATCATGTCGCAAGCATAGCTCAATGGCATGAGTGCAACCATCCGTTGCTACAACGTATGGTGCACCTGTGTATTCAGCCAAGTCTTGTTCAAATTTGAACAGACAATCAAAACTCATCCTTCAATCTTTCTTACCGAGTACTTGGCTTGACTAACATGATCTCGATAACGATTGCCTGCACGATTCCACGCTTCGCCTGTGCCTTCCAAGATGTCTACAATACGATCTACAGTGCCATCAGTCCAATTACTAATCAAGCCCATGTTGTGATGTGGAGCATCTAACAAGTTTTCTAACTTATGGTATGCGTCGTCGATTGACCAAGGAACATAAAGGCGATTAGGATCATCAGCAAAAGTCTCGGGAAAACTTCTATAAGCAGGATATAGGACATTACAGCCCAAAGTATCAGCTTCTGAGACGGTGTTGGAGACCCAGTCCTGTAAAGCGCAATTAAACATAACACGGCTATCGTTGACAAGATTGTAGTAATCATTTTTCTTCAAGTTCTCATAAATTTTAAGCAGTCCTCGCAATTCTAAATCACGAGCACGGGTAACATACTCGGGATTGTTACTACGCAAAGGTCCACCTTGTAGAATAGCAAACTCAATGTCCTTGTGACGACCTTGATTGTGATACATTTCAATCAAGTCCATGAAGAATCCAGGTTGTTTCTCTTGATCAAATCTAGCAGCAAACACCACACGCATCTTACGATCAGAGAATGGTTTGATTTTGTCTGCACCACCAATGCGTTCAAGTACTTCCTGTTTGCCAAATGCTAGTCCGCTGATGTTGTAGATAGGCGCTTCCCAACTTGCAATACGCATGTGGGCAACCATCTCCTCATTGGTAGCTAGTACACCAGTGGCAAATTCATTAACCATTTTCTCATAGAGGCCCATCCACTTAGCCATACCCCATACATGAACAAAGTCATCAGGATCAATGGCCTGAGCAAGACAACGTACAAAAATACGGGGACGCTGACTAGGATCGACTTGATCAAGAATATAAGGTAAGCTCTCGATACCGACGGTGAACATATCTTCAAAATAGATAACATCTTCATTTGTAACTTCTCCATTTCTCATCATCTTGACAAGATTCATCATTTGACTCATACTAAAATATGAGCGACCATGTGCGTCTAATACCTGCCCCACCGAAATAGCATTAGAATCATCTAAAGTTTCACCAGGCACATAAACTACTTCTAAACCTCGTCGATCAAAAACACGCCTATTCCACTCAGTAAGTTGTAGTGTATAACGGGATTGATAACTTTCTAATCCTATATAAAAAAGTTTTCTCATTGATTTTTCCTTGTATGATTTATTGTAGCATATTTAGACAATATACACAAGATGTTTTGATAAATAAAAGTGCCGATCGCGATACTGGAAATATCCACCGGCTCTAACAGTTGAAAAGGAACCATCAGCGTGAATATTTATACAGCGGTAGATCGCACCCCATATACTTACATCATTACTCACATGCCTTCTGGTTTGCGTTATTACGGATCCAGATACAGTAAACATTGCCAGCCCACAGATCTTTGGGTAAAATATTTTACTTCGTCTCAAAAAATTGGTGAACTTATTGCACAAGATGGCATAGACGCTTTTACTTTTAGTGTTCGTAAAACTTTTGCCACAGTTGCTGAGTGTAGACATTGGGAATCTCGATTCCTCTATAAGATAGATGCAAGATCTAATTCCATGTGGATCAATGCTCATAACGGTGGGTCTAATTTTTATAACATTGCTCCTGCATCTGATATTACAAAACAGCGTATGTCTAAAGTTCGATTAGGTAAACCCAAATCAGAATCTATGAAATTAAATGCCATGTGGTATTATGAATTAAAGTTTGCCGACGGAACTGTTGAATATATCAAAGGTAAGATAAATGTCTTAGCACGGTTAGATCGTAAAGATTGGGAAACCATTCGCGTCTGTATACAAAAGAAAAATGGATTCATTCCAAGAGCTAATGTTTACATACGCCGTATGCCCAAAACATTTATTTCTCATTAGCCTTTCTTAATATCTCAACATCACCCATCAAGTCCTTAAAGAACTTGTTTTCAGCTCGCAACGCTTCTATTTCAGCTTGTTGCTGTCGTAGCATGGCAACTGCTTCATCAACATATTCCCAATCGGATTTAGTGAAGCAAGCCCATAAATCATCAGCTAGTTCATTTGCGTTCATTGCATTTCTCTTTACGCATGGCGACGATATCCAGAGAATCTGCGGGTGTCTTCTTCCCACATGTTCTTGGCATTTTTACCTTGGGTGAACTTGTTGTACTGTTGCCAAGCATACGCTTTGAAATTGTACAAGTCTGCTTCGTTGAAGCGATATCCGTAGTCTACACAGAACTCGCGAAAAAGATCCAAATCATCTTGAATAGCAATGATTCGGGGATTAAGGCGATGTGTTGGCTTGCCCATGATATTTCCTTTTAAATTTTAATACTATGTGTTGGGTGAGAAAGTTCATATTTAATGAGGCAACCGTTCTCACCATCTTCGGCTACTTCAATCCAAACAGCACGTTCGGGATACCGTTGTGCTATCTGTATATATAGGTCATCTGCGATCATCTCGCAACTTTTATAGTCTAGTGCTAAAACTGAATTCGCATCACTTCTGTGACTGGTATAGAGATTTTCGAGCCAGCGTTTGAACTGGATGAATTCGATATCTCTGTCATTGTGGAAGACATCGATCCACACCCGGAAATGAAAGATATGGCGATGAGGACTAGCAAGGAACGATACATCATATTCATCTCCTGTGGCCAAGTTTGGATCTGTAGCGGCCGCAGGATATTTATGAATGCCTTCCTTGCGAAATGTTACCCAAATCTTACGCTCAGCCTGTTCTATGATACGTTGTGCTTGTTCTTGTAATGCTTGTTTTCTTTGTTGTTCCATATTAACGCCTTAAAAGTTCCATTGCTACAATATCCCCTACTTCTTTGGCTACATCTGCGCCTTCGGGAATGACATGGCTAACTATATCCCATTCACGCTCTTTCTTGTCGTAAACTTTTGTTTCTACTATACATCCACCACGTGCTGGCAATACAGCAAAACGTATAGATTTTTCCATGTCAGGATGACCATCTGAGTCCACAGACAATACCGGCATTAAATCCTGACCTATTTCACTATAACGATTACCTAAGTAAACAATTTTATAACATAACCATTTAATCATTTGATTACTTCGTCCTTGGTATATTTAGACCAGTCAGTAAACACCTCACGCTTTTGTAAGTCGTGTAGGCTGTGGCACCAGACACCTGGGTTTGTTGCGGCAAAATCTTTGTCATCAAGTTTGAGAGTGGCATTGTATCCAAATTGTTTAATGTAAGGAAGTTTAACTGAAATCATTGGAATAAAGTTATCAAACTCTACCAATGCGGATTCAAGCAGGCCTTCTGCTTGTGCTACGTCAATATCTAAGGTACAGTAGTTAGGAATCTTTTCCATGCAAGCCTGTATCATCCATTCCCAATCACGCCATCCATCACCGTCGTCAGTTGCTAACCGAGGAAAACTTTGATTGGCACCAAAGTAGATATGATCACAATCGTTGTTAGCAAATTCTTGCAAAATAATCTGCGGATCTTGTAAGCCAACTACAAACAATGTTCGTAGGCCAAAGGCAGGAGTGTGTTCTACTTCTGTTCCGATAAAGAAACTTACATCTGTGTGACCATCTCGATTCATTAATCGTTTTCCTGTTGTCCGGCTTCATATGCAATTTGAAGTTTTATTTTAGCAATTTCATCCTTCAAATGCAACCTTTGCTTCTTCAAAACTTCTAAAGTTATGTCGCCGAACACACCAGTTTTTTCCAAACCGTCAATTTTCTTGTCTAGAGCGGCATGATCATTTTCTAAATGCTGTAAACGGTGTTGTAATTTTTCAATCATTGTTTCTCCAATTCATCTAACTTGGTTTCATCTAATTCGATGTCGTCACCATCGACGCCATCATCTTCTTCTACTTCAAACAGATTGTTAAACATGGTCATAGCATTCTTGGCCTTCTTGCCTTTGAATCCACGTGTGCCCACAATGTCCATCCAATAACGATCATAATGCTCAATAATAGCTTCGGCTTCTTCTCTACTGCTAGTGGCAAAGATACTGTCTACAATGTCTTTGAATCGAGCATGATCGCCATTTTCATTCCACATCATCTTGGGCCATGATCCTGTATCGTATTCACGATTGGCACGTTGTACTGCTTCCAAGTGCATCCAAACATTATGACCCATCAACAATGCATAACTAAAACTATCCCACGATGTCTTGCCTTCCTTACCAATCTTATTTAGGTCTCCTGGAGCATAGATACAAATATCCTTCATCCGTAACTGCTTACTAATTGGGCTTTCGTCAAAGTGTCCAACATATCCTTCTTGAACTACAGTAGGACCAAATGGACGAGTATCTTGAGCATACTTCTTGTTGTCCACAATAGGACTCATACGATAGCACCACTTTTCGTTGTGTGGTAAGTCAATGTGATGATACACTTGACCGTTAGCAGTTGCTAGAAACGGACTTGCACAGTCAAAAGAGATTGTAAAGTTTGGATTCACATACTTACGCACAGCACGTTGAATGTCTGTTAGCAACACCGCCCACTCTAATTTACTTGTGCCCAAGAAGTGCATCCAATCATGTATGCCTTCTTGTAACAAGTTGTCATGACGCAATGCTACCAAGCGTTTGAGTACTAGGTGTACGTCACACATGTTCTGACCACCCATGGACCAGCCATTGAAGTGTGTGTCAGGATACTTGACAGGATCACAGTAGTCTTTCATGAGCTCATACCACTTGTCGGCTTCTGCATGATTACTTCCTTGCAAAACATTCAAGAACTTGGCGCCACCATTCTTGACACCTTTACGGTTGGCCATGAAGTAATCGTTGTTGAACTTGGTAGCATCAACAGCTTCTTCATACGTGGTAATCTGGCAAGCGGCCGACGCCTTCTTGTCATGTATAACCCAAGTTGGAATATCCAAGATCATACCATAGTCAGCAACACCATCCATCCACTTGAGCACAGCATCACGCTTCTTTTGTGCCTTGGGACAACCTGAACCTGCCTTCCAGTCGCCTTCCCACAGGCCTTTGGCAATCTGGAATCCTCCGGAGTCACCCAAGATAAACGAGCCAGGATCACGATTGCGAACCATGTCCTCCGACCAGTCCTGCTTGTTAAGATCTAGGTTGGCGTGTCCACCTGAGTACAGACTCCACCGATAAGGAAACAGACCCTTGACAGGATCCAACCAGTTCATCATTTCCATGTCTGTAATACCGGGCGGCATACGAGCAGGATCCACATAAGGACCATTAACTGGATCACGCTGTTTGCCAATAAAAGTAGCATAGAAGCCACTGATAGCTGGCAAGAATACAGCGTAATCGTTCTGCTTGGCTGTTAAGTTATCTTGAATCATCTATTATTTAGACTGTGCTGGAAGGATGTAGTTATAAGTTGCAAGTCCTGAGTTTACAGTAATCATTGCGGCACCGTCGTCACTGATCTTAAATGTCTTATCGCCAGTTAAGTCAAGAATACTAATCACAGTCTTGATTGGCCATGACCATGCACGTTTGAGTTGACCCGCAACACCCGGCTGGAATACAAAGTTACCAGCGTGGGTCGAATGATCACCAAAGAAAAACTTCAAGTCTCCGTTTTCTGTTTTGGCCTGAAAGTTTACTTCTTCTGCATTGGCACTTGCTTGCATTTTCAAACGCTGAATACTGGCATTAGTGGGTTCAAATTCAATGTTCCAGTTGACACCTTTGAACTTGACTGTTTTAGATTTTTCACTTACAATCTCAGCAGCCATAAAACGATAGTTGTTTTTAAAGTCACCAGTTTTGTTTTCAAAGTTGATACCATCCAAGTCGCCTGTGGATTTTTTTGTAATACTGAGTTTGGCATCTTCTTTGTACTCTTGTAAGTTTAATAAGATTTTGAGTTTACCTAAATTAGGCATACCAAATGTGCCCATAAAGTCTGCTACTGGATTAGAAAATTTAGCATCTAGTACTACGCTACGATCTTCGGCTACACCAGTTACGACTGTATCTTTGTCATCGCCTACAATCTTGATTAGGTCAATACAACCTAAGTCATATGTGTGTTCTACTAAGTCTAATAAATGGTCTTTCATTGCTTTTCTTCCTTTTCTTTAATTAACTGCTTTAATTTTTCTGCTGAGTATCCGTATTTGATTAAATTTGGATCACCTGCTTGTAATTCCATTGCTCGTTGCCGCAATAATTTTAATTCGTCTTTCTTTTTTTGATCAATTGCCTCGGCAATTAATCTGTGTATCTCTTCTTCTTGATTGTAGAGCTGTGGGTTAATGTTATACGATTTTGCCAGTTGATGCAACTCTTTGATTCTCTTTTTCTCTCTTTTGAATGCAATAACACGTTGTCGTTCCGCTTCTTGGTTGGATGCTGACTCAACAGCATCTTGCCACCCAGGTGAAGTAAGGTCGATGTTATATTTTTTAGCTAGTATTACTAAATTGTCAAGTTTTTCTTTTTCTCTTGCTTCTTGATACAGTCTATCTTTGATTTCAGTAATCAGCAGTTGTAGTTCAAAAGGATAAGTGGAACACAAGCGATCAATAATATCTTGCTCAATATTTAGATCTTTGGCTTCTTCTTGCAAATTTTCTACTTCTGTAGTAGTATACACTTTTCGTTTGAGAAAGTCAACATCTCCATAACACGACTCGATTGAGTGTATTACAGAAATAACTTGGCCACCACGTCGGCTGGTTAATTCTCCAGGTTTACGTAATTCCAACCAAACACTTGGTCCGCCGTCACTCCAAGAAGATATAATATCAAATCCTACATCTTTTACTAGATCTTGAATTAAGTATCCTGGAGTATAACTAGCAGCAAACTGTTCAACTAACATTACTGCGTGTGTACGATCACAATCATTGTAGCTCATTAACAATGCGCCACCAGCACGAAGCTTGGTATAAATTTCTTCAAGATACTTACGAATAATTTCTAGAGGACGATGATTAAACACATTGTGGGCCAAGCAAACTCCAAACTGATCATCTGGGATTCTTGACAAGATAGGTTGATCACTCCAGTCATTTGTTGTGTAGGATCGCAATCTATTTTGATACAACAACGGAAAACGATTTAAACATGGACTTAATAAATCATGCGTACGGTCTATTAAATACAAAGGATCACACCCTACCATGTTCTCAACGTAGTTTTCAACGCCAGGACGAATAATTATGCCAGGCCAACGCCAATCAGCATATGATGATAATCTTGCTCTTAGCGTTTCTTCAGCTTCGATAGTTAAATCGCTTTTTTCTCCAGTAGGAGTACGTCCATACAAAATTTGATCAGTAGTCTCACAATCTTGTGCCAGCTCAAACAACCGATAACTTTCTTGAAACCATTGTTTTTCTTGTTCTGTAATTTGCGCTTGAACTTGTTTTTTAAGTTGATCTATGTTGGCACTAAATTTATCAAATGCCTGATAAACTTCTTTGAGATTGCTGTGTAACTCTGGAGTGAATGGATCGGCCAGTGGCTTAACCGATTCACTGTGCGGGTATTCAATCGCATGCATGATAATGTCGAGTTTGGATTGTGCCAACACTTTTGGTTCAGCCGACGACAATTCGTTTAACTGATTTCGGAAGTCGACTAGTTCACTGAGTTTCATTAGAATTCAAACAATGTTTGGAAAGTATTTTCTGTGTTGGTAGCTGATTTTAAATCCCAATCCAACACACTTAACAAGTTGTCAATCTTTTGATCAACCACTGTGGCTTCCATTAGACTATCGTCAAACGGCAACTCCTTGAACCACTCAGGCAAATGTTGCTCATCTGTAGGATAACCAATGCTGGTCCAACCTAAGGGATTTTGTTTTAACTTACACACAATGGTTTTCATGCCGTCAACAATCTGTAGGGCATACTTGTCGCTGTTCATACGACGTAAATTATTCCAGTTAAGTGCGGCACGAACATGTCCTGGCATATTGGCTTTACCTAAGCGTTCTTCTTCTTTACCATACTTGGTCAAGTTGTTGACACGTTTAGGACTACCCTTTTCCCAACCTGGACGCTCTTTGAATAGGTATTTGAATGTGCGAATCTTTTCAATGATCTCATCACGTGTTTTACCTGTCAGTACATCATTCAAGATCTCACTCAAGAACTCTTGAATCACTTTAGGAGTATCTGACCGTTTCAAGTCCAGACCCATGGCTTTTACTTTGCCGGGCTCACCATGCGTGTCTACACGTTTGTTCTCTTTGTCATAATACAACACAGCATAACGCTTCTTGGTAATGAACAAGCCTTTGCTAGCCACAATCTCACGTCCACCTTTAATCACACTGCCCATTTCACGTGGCACATGAAATGCCATTTCCATAAATCCAGGGAAGCTGGTATTGACTTGATCGGCAATGCTGTTGTACAGTTGTACAGCAATGTCTTTATTCCATTCCATTTCGCCACGCTCTACTGATTCTCGAACAGCGGGCCAGGCAGTGAAGTAACAAGAGTCTGTATCACCATAGATGATTGATTCGCCCACGTGATCATACTTGCCAGTGATACATTCATTTACATAGGCATCCATGTGCTTGGCAATGGCACGACCAGTTAGTGTAGTACTCTGTCCAATACGTTTGTCAAAGAAGCGGCAACCAGGATTCAAAATAGCACCATATAGACTATTTAGATTAATCTTCTTGACCAGCTGACGTTTATCCCAGTATTCTTCATCTTC